GTTATCTGCACCTGTAGTGTTTGCTCCTAAAGATGCGTAACCAACGGCTGTATTGTTATCTGCTGTGGTATTATCGTCTAAAGCATACGCACCTATAGCGACATTACTGCTACCTGTTGTATTGTCTTGGAAAGCTCTAAAGCCACTAGCAGTATTGTTTCCTCCTGTTGTATTACTATAGGCAGCATATGTTCCAGATACTGTGTTAGCTGCTCCTGTAGTGTTGGATGTTAAAGCACCTGTACCAATAGCTACATTATTATCACCTGAAGTAAGTGCTGCAAAGACATCTACACCTAAACCTGTATTATAGTTAGCAGCATCAATAGTTCCTGTAGTCGTATCTCCAATCATTATGGAGTCTGTGCCAAAAGCTTTACTGGTTATATCATTTATAGCACCAACACTTAAACTAGCAAAAGCGTCTGTTACTGCTGCTCCTGAACCAGCACCATCTAGGTAAACTGCTTTTACATTCCCTGGAGCAATTGTTACGTTAGCCCCAGAGCCTTGTGAAATTACTATGTTTTGAGAACCACTTGTTCCGTTCTCTATAAATTGCATCCTATTGATTGTGTTAGGTGCAATCGTAATTGTACAAGCTGAATCTAATGTGCCTGTATATTTAACATACATAGCCCTTACTGGGTCTGTAGCTCCATCTGCTACTGTAGAAGTATGCGTATCTGCGTTGGTTGTTATGCCTTCTGTGCCAAAGCCTAAAGCTTCACCGATCAACTCTAAATTTGTGTTTGTGACTGTACCCCAACTTCCTGACGCATCCCCTGTCGCCATTTCGTTAAGTCTTAGATCATTTACGTATGTACTTGCCATTTATTTCTTCCTCACGTTAGTTAGATTATATACTTTTTTAACATAATAGTTAAGCCACATCTTCCCAATTAGGGTTTTGTGTATCTGACACGGATCCCCAACTTGGGGATTGGCTGTCGTTCACTCCTGTCCAACTTGGATCTTGGTTATCATCAACAATACCCCAAACAAGAACTTGTGGTGTATTCGTGTTTGCTACTAAACCAGTTAGCGTAACAGTTGCTTTAGAAACTATAGTCGGAGAACCTACAGAACTTGTTGTTTCTAGTCCTGTAACTTGAATTGTCATGCCCAACGCTATAGAAATAGTGCCTAGTGCACTTGTGCCTGCAACACCTGTTGTTGTTACATTTGCTTTTCCTATTAATGTAACAGAACCAACAGAGCCAGTAGCTGAAACACCAGAGACACTTACGTTAGCTTTTGCTACTGGAGTAACAGTTCCTAAAGCACTTGTTCCTGCTAAACCAGATACTGCTACTACCAGATTGTGGTGTACTATAACAGAACCTGCACTAGCTGTGGCGCTTAGTCCTGCAACAGGAACATTAGCCTCTCCGTCTACATCTACGGAAACAGAACCAACTGTGCCAACTGCACCTTGTATAGAAGCTATCGCTTGTGCATTTACACCAGCAACAGGTGCTCCCGTTGTTCCTGTTTGACCTGTTGGTGTTACATTAGCTGCAGCATCTGTGCTTACGCTTCCTAACCCACTTGTAGCAGATTGTCCTGTTAGTGTTTGATTAGCTTTAGCTACTACACCTACAGTTCCTAATGAACTGGTAGCAACTAATGTTGATAGTGTTTGATTAGCCTCTGCGTCAACGCTGACTGAACCTAACGCAGAAGTGCCAGCCACACCAGATATGGTGAAGCTTATAGGTATTGATGCTGGTTGCCCCCAAGGACCTTCGCCCCAGCCAGCTCGACCCCATCCGACAGACACTTTTTATTAAGCTATTCTTATGATAGCTGTGCTTGCTGCTGCTGCAGGAAAAACTATAGTAAAGTCTCCTGCTGTAGATGTTTTATCTCCACCGAAGTCTATAGTAGCTACAGAAGGATCGCCACTAGCTGTATCGTTATAAATCATACAACCTCTAGCTGTTACTGTTGCTGTCCCAAAAGTTAAATCAGCAAAGTCTGTAAACCCTGTAGTTCCACCAGATGTTGGATTGATGTTAGTCAAAGCAGAACCACCTGCTGTATAATTAGTTCCTGTAACTTGGTTTGTTGTAGTAAACGCTGTAGTTGCTGCTCCCATCGTAGCAGAACTGGTATACAAAGCTAGTTTAAAACTATTACCCCCAGAAGCTAAGAAATTATGCTTCGCTTCTAGTAATTCTTTTTTAAAGCTAGTCGTTAGTGTTGATGTAATTGCCATTACTTTATCTCCGTTAATATTTTAGCTAAATCTTCATGACCCTGTTGAGTCAGTAAATTCTTCATAGTGCATCTTTCACTATTGATGCTCTGCTTAATATAATAAAGTATTGTGTTGTAAATAGCTACTCTGAATGCTTCTGCTTGTTGTTTAACATGAGGGGCTGCATCTTCTGATATTCCACAAATTCTCTCTGTTGCTCTTTCTGCCCAGTATTCTGGTGGGTGCCCCCTGTTTTGCTGAGTGGCTACACTTATATTACCTATACTACTTACTGTTTCTATTTCTATCATATTAATATCTTTTAGCCTCTGGTGGAGTGTTTACGGTGGAAATAAGCTCAGCTTCTTTTCTTTTTCTTTTTTCTAATTCTTCACTATATTCATTAAAACCCATCGTATAGAACTCGTCTTCATCTTCATCAATCAAAACTAAAGTTGGATTATCTAGTCTATGATATCCATAAATTTTTTCCTGTATAGGAACGTCCGTGTCTAGTAAACCAGATCTAGGTGCCACGCTAACAGTTATTCCATTTTCTATACACTTAGCTAACCAGAACTCTACACAAGATCTTCCTGCTTCTGCAAAATGCAAATTACCTTTGTATGTAAAATCTATACCGTATAGTTCTAGTTTAGCCACTTTATTATATAAAGCAAAAGCTATAGCAAAAGGTACAGTGTTATTAAGGTAAGAACATCTAGTTGCTTTAACTACTTCAGTTATAGGAAACTCTACTAACCCAGGACAACGTTCATCTAATTCACACGTATATATTGGTCCAGGATGGTTGAGAACTAGATCTTTCATAATACCTGTTTGACTGCCTGCTGCATCAGAATCTAAAAACCTAGAAGCAGGATCTAACATAAATATTCTATCACATTTCGTAATCTCACCCATAGCATTTATACCCCAAACTTCATCCCAAGTTTTGCTTTGTGATTTAGCTAAATGAAAATCTAGTTGACTTTCTCCCATTGCGACTAGGGCGATGTGTGCGCCTTCAAGATGTTTTAATCTCATTACTGTGGTTTTCTCCTTACTTGGTCATATCTATATTGATCTTGGGTAGATTTACCTTCGCCAAGATTTTTCAATAAAGCTATAGCTTCTTGAAATCTTTGTTCATAGATGGGTAGTGATTCATAGTTTTTTAGATAAACCATGGCTTCTGTTAAACTTCCGTATAATAATGCATTAGGGGCATTATCAGATAACCAAGTTGTTCCAGAATCACCTGCCGAAGTAAGGGATGAGGGTCTAAAGAAATAATGTAATTCAAATGTATATGTTGTGTCAGGGGTTGGTGCTAATATAAAAGTATTCTCATCAAACTCTGCATAATATTTGGGTAATCCTGTTGTCGAGGATGCGGGTGTAAAATCCCGTATAAAACTTGGGTGTTTTAATTGTAGGTAGTTGTAGTTAGAACTGCTGTCTATTACAGCTAAACTGAAAGAAGAAAGATAGTCGGTAGGAGAACCTAAATAGGGAGAATTAGGGGTTGCTTGTCCTGTTACATTTTTTATAAAATCATCTAACTGAACAGTCTTTAGAATTCTTTCTTCTGCTGTTTTTATAAAATTAGGTAGATTGGTTACAAAAGATGTTTCTGTTGATTCAGAATAATCTTGTATTGCTGTTTTTAAAGTAGATAAAGTCCAACTCATTTTTTATCCTGTTGTAACAGCTACTTCTCCAAGTTCGCCCACAGACTTAGCTATAAAAAAGCTAGAGCCAATCGTGTCATTATGGGCTATAAACATAGAAGGAGCAGTAACTCCTAAACTGTTTTTGGTGTTTCCTGTTTTCA